GGAGATTGTGATGTGATGTTAATTAGAGAATACATTCGTTAGTAAGATAAATGTCAGAAATCCGTGTTGAGAAGCATGGGTTCGTACGTCTTGTCGATACAATGCCGAGGGAGGATCTTGATCATGCCATAGTTCAAGCCGCCCGTGTTTCGTATGGAGAAGGCACAAAGAGTGTTCGGAGTGATCGCGGACTGATTCGCTACCTACTCCGTCACGCCCACACCACCCCCTTTGAGATGGTCGACTTCAAGTTTCATATAAAGATGCCCATCTTTCTGGCTCGGCAACACATGCGTCATCGGACTGCCAGCATCAATGAGATTTCAGGTCGCTATTCGCAGTTGCCCGAGGAGTTCCACGTTCCGGCAGAGTTCCGTGGTCAGTCCAAGGTGAACCATCAAGGTTCCGACGGAGTTCTGGATTCGCCCGAGTCCATGGTGCTGCTGAGGGACCAGAAGGCTTCGTGCGAACAGGCGTTCGAGGTCTATCAAAGACTCTTGGACCATGGAGTTGCCCGAGAGACGGCGCGGGAGCACCTGCCCCTGTCGACCTATACCGAGTTCTACTGGAAGATAAACTTACACAATCTTCTTCACTATCTGCGTCTCAGGATGGACAGTCATGCCCAACCGGAGATTCAGTTGTACGCCAAGGCGATGTATGACCTGGTGAAGCCACTGATTCCAGCGGTCGCCGAAGCCTACGAGGACTATATTCTTGGATCTGTGACCCTTTCTAAATTGGACCTTGTGAAAATAAAGCAAAATCTTCTTGATGGGGCGCATGAACCCTATCCTTCACAGAGTGAGGAACTAGAGTTTTTAGAGAAGCTCCGCGTTCTTGGGGTCGTCTAGACCTGTTCGGTGGCTTGTATCGCTCACCGGGAGCAAGTTCGCGGGGTTCATAGGTTTTGGGAGGTGTGATTACAGGTTTTGGTTTGGGTTCTTTGGGTACCACAACCTCTTCATTTGTTTCCTTTTCCTGCGAAGAAGCCGAAATGATTGTCTGAATTCTTTTCCATGTTTCTTCATCAAGTTCTCCTCCACCCAATTCATCTTCACGGAACCCGTAAGAAAGGTAGATCGCCATGCGTTCTTCATACGTCTTTCCTTCGAGTTCCACTATGAGCTGCTGACATTGTTTATTTGTTATGACATGGTGTTTGTGCAAAGCCATGCCACATCCTTCCACCGGACAGGGTGGATAGTAGCGTCGCGTGTTTGTATCACAACGTTTGTGACATATTTCATCGTTGTCACTCAAGTAGACATCAAGTTTATTAATTATAAATCTATTACATATTGAACATTTTGTAAATGGGACGAGGTTTAGACGACACTCGTGATGAACGTGATGACCGCAACGGACGTTGACTTTGCAGACGAAGGAAATGTCTTCATCACAGATACTACACATTCTAAATATCTTCCATGTCTTTTCTTTAACGCTTCATCACAGTGCCACACATCCTGCAGGTGATGAATAAGGTCATCGGCTCGTCTGCTGAGCGCGTTTGTTTCTCCACGTAGGTGGTCTTCATGGACTTGCACTTGCCACACTTGAACATCCCGTCCTCGTATTCCTCAGGCTTCTTCTCGACCACCTCCTTCTTGGGTTCCTGATACCAAAGGTCCCATATCTCCTTAGAGTCGAATGTGTTGGGCTTGAGTTCACCACTCTTGATCCTGTCCAGAAACTTGGACTTGTCGTTGTTGCGGATCGCGTAGATCAGTGATCGCATCCGGTTCGCGTAGAGGCGTTTGAACTCTGGATTCTTCCAGTTTGCCCGCGTGTCGTTCTCGCTGATGACCGTGGCGTTTTTGAAAGGTTTTGGCACCTCGACCATGTAGTCGCTCAGGTTCGATGAGATGTGTTCCGAGAGCTTGGCATGCTCAGCTTTGAGTTCATCGTTCGCATGTTTCTTGTCTAAGAATGATGCCCTTTCTGCACGCGTCCAACATGCTTCAGAATTGATGAAGATGTCGCGTTGTATCTGAACCAGACTGGTCATCGTGTCCCTGCGAACTTGTGTGAGTTTCTCGTGTATCTTTTCCATCTTGCCAAAACGTTTCATGTTCAGAAGGTGTAAAAGTCTCTTGAGGATGCGCTTCCTCTTGGGGATGTCAGGAAGGTCAAGGTATTCTTCTTCCTGTCCTATGAAGACCTTGGGTTTGAAGGAAGGTCGACGAATAAAGTAGCGTTCAAGTTTTTGGTTTATCATGGACAGACCCTTCATCTCGTTCTCCATCTCGTCGATGTCTTTCTTGACTAAAGTGAGAAGTCGGTTGAGTCGTGCCTGGTCCAGAAGTCTTTTGCTGACCTTTTTGATGGGTGGCACAAAGGTTTCACCAACCATCTTGTTCTTGATTTCCAAAAGACGTTCCTGCTTTTCCACCAGTGGTGTCTTGCGCTTGACCACTCCACTTTCAGTAACGTCAAAAATGTAGTTCCTCTTGGCGAGATATTCCGTCCAAACCTTTGAGTTGAACTTTTGTAACTCCTTCATGTTTTCGTTCACGTCGCCGGGTTTCATTTGCTTGATGCACCAGTTCTTGGCGCCCTTGCTGAGGTGAGTGGCCAGCGCATCCGCCTTGCTCTCGCTCACTAGCCCAGAGTCAACGAGCGCGGTCGTCGCGAGTGCGATGGATTTGGTCTCCATTGTGTCGGATGTCCATTCGGACATCGTCCTGACCCTGAATAATTATTTCAACTTCTTTACTTGCAGGGCTTGGGAGTTCCTATTTCTCTTGACATCGTTAGGATCCTGACCAGGTTTGGTGGCGCCTCCTGCCTTTTTGTAGGTCTTCTGGTGGAGGCTCCAGAATTGCTGAGATCCCACTCGGAAGTTCTGATGGATCTTTGCCTTATACCAAAACACACAGTCCTCGATCCGATTGGACTTACTGGTGTTGTCCAGTACCAAAACCTCATAATTTTCGGTGCACGCAGTCATCACCTGGTTGAACATGTCGAAATTTGGGAAGATCCCGAAGAACGCCTTATATAACTTTTCTCGGTTCTGGATTACATTTTCTCTGGCTATGAATACATAGTCCACATTGGCGCGGAGGTCCGGACTGAGGTCCATACAGTATTGCATCGTTAACATGAAAAAGATCTTCCAGTGGCGACCGTTCATGAAGCACTGTCGGATACACGAGTCTTTTAGGAATTTTCTATCATACATACAATCGTCCATCAGGATAAAGGCTCCAATATCTCTGGATGTCAGTTCTTTCTTTCCGGGTGGTGGTTTCATGTTTACCATCTTCCTCTGCCTGTCGATAACTCTCTCTATAATGTCTTTGTCGTACTCACCGTAGATGAACAAGTCCGGGATGAACTGCTGATACCAGTGGTTTCCTTCTTCTGTCGCTGACATCACCACGCCCGCCGGGAGATGCTTTTTGTGGTAGAGGATGTCTGTCACCAACGTTGATTTTCCTGTGCCACGCTTGCCAATAAACACACACACCTTATCGTCACCCATTGAAGCGGGGTTGAATTTTTTGAGTTGAATGTTCATGTCTAATAGTCGTATGTATTTTTTCAAATCTTTTTTTGACACATCATAATAGTATGCGGCTTGCCGTCACAGGATACCAAGACACTTTTTTGACAGGGACGCCCGAACTAAGTTATTATCAAAAAGTTTTCACGGATCGTGCGGGGTACACGTCCGAGAATCTTCGTCTGGCTTTCAATTCTGATATCCGTTTTGGTGGATCAAGCCTTTGTACGATAGACAATGACACGTGTGATATCATAACAGGTTTCTTTCTGAATTTTAGTTATGCAAACACACAGACAGTCCCACAGGACGCCGGACATGCTTTCATAGAACGTGCTGAACTTCTGGTGGGAGGTCAGACAATCGTGAGTTTGACAGGTGAGTACATGGCTGTGATTTCGGATCTTACCGATTCACAGAGGACCCGAAACAGTAATGATGCCCTCTTAGCTAGGAATGTCTCTCCAACCTCCTACGGCACGAGTTCGCCTTCACGAAATTTCATTGTCGAACTTCCGTTTTTTGGAAGAGGATACGAAAATGCTTTTCCCCTTTTGGCTTTGAACCGACACACGATTGATTTGAGACTCGTCTTGAGAACGCAAGCCGAACTCGGAGGCGTGCCTCTGCCGAACATAGAAGTCAACCTACAGGCTGCCTATCTTTCGGAAGAACATCGGCAATTCTTCCTTGGAAAACAGATGGACTACGTCATAAGACAAACACAACTTGCCCGGGTCACATTGGGTGATCTCAATCAGATCCGCTTCAAAACCGAATTTGAAAATCCTGTAAAGGAGTTCGTCTTGGTCGTACAAAATGACTCTGGGACCAGTGGCGTTTTCGACTATTCTTCGCATAAAAGTTCCACATACACAAGCTATCTAAACGACCAGGTGACCCGATGGCGATTGTTCTTGAATGGTCAAGTTTATTTCAACTTGGATCAAATGACCATGAGAGCCATTCAGCCTTATGAATATTACATTCAGACACCAAGCTACAAGGCGAATGTGTTCAACGTGGGGCAAAATTCTGGAACGTTCCCTTCCGGAACGGTCAACATGAGCCGAATTTCCAGTCAGATTTTTGATCTAACTCTGGTCGATAATAGCATATCGCGTAAAGCAAGACTCTACGCGGTAAACTTTAACGTCTTCCGGTGCCAAGGTGGTCTCGGCGGAACACTATTTGTCTAATCAAGCTTGATCTCCCGACGCTTCTTGTCCGAAGTTCGCATCTTGAAGAAGAGCTTGAGAACTCCGTCAATGTAACTCGCCTTGTAACCCTCATCCGATACATCCACGTAACTGGGCAAATCGAATGAGGCACTTCGATTCTCACCGTAGCCGATGGTCACCTCATGATCATCAGAAGAAAGCATGATCTGAATATTGTCCTTGCCCACCCCGGGGAGGTGCATCTCAATCTCGAAACCCTCATCTGTGGTGTGGGTACGCTTGTATAGATATCTGTCAGCCATTTTAGTATTAAACTGCTTCTCCATGTTGGGAAGCTCGTTCAGAACCTTGGACGTCGTGTCCAGAAGATCATAAAGATCGCCATGCCGAAGAAAAGGTAAAAAAGCCATTGTACTTTATCTTGGAATCTTTTCTTTAATTATTTTCCACTCCTCCCAGTTGGGGGATCGGGTGTCCGCCACGCAGACCTCAGCGATCAAGCGCATCGGCGTGGGATACACCGAATATACTTTGCTGTAGGGAAAGAATGAATACAAGTGACTCAGGTGAGGCGTGTGCTTGATGTCTAAATCTTCCACGTCACACTCCCATCCAAGTGAATGCAGTGGATCGATCGCATATTGCTTTCCGATCTTTCCATACGAATTGAAATTCACGACGTTGTAAAGTTTTCCAAGATTGTCAGGGTCGGGGATGGTCACGTGATTGGTCGAGATGGTAATGTGTGGGATGTGCCTGAACTTGTAGACCTTGGTCAGGAGACGATGATTCAGTGGCACAAGCCAGATAGAATAACCATACATTACTATATATGCAGGATCTTTCTTTAAGTCAGAAGGTCGGCGTAGCCATCGCAGTTGCTCCGACCGTATTGATGTTCGGACCCCTTCCGATCGTCCTGATGTCAGGAGATTTCTTCATGCGTCAAATAGTTAAACATAAACTCCAAGATAACAGTGTGAAGTTCAAGCCTAGGTAGCCTCTTATGGAGTGGATTGCCTGGGTGATTTCACATTGTTCTCCGGTAGCTCAGTTGGATAGAAGCGTGGGACTGTTAATCCCAAGGTCGTGGGTTCGAGCCCCACCCAGAGAATTTTTTTATTATTTTTTAAAATTATTACTATGATTCTAAAAAGTAAGATTTAAATGTAACCCGCGAACCACATTCTGTAGAACCGGATTTCTTCACAATTGTATTTTTATAGTGTTTTATTTCTTTAATTACTTGTCAACAAAGTACCTGCGGGCCAGATAGAAACCGACCGCGACGATAAGACCACTGGCAGCCAGTCCCGCCAGACTGCGAGATCCATCCTTGGACATGAAGTTGGGGATGTAGACTGCCAACTTCGCCTGAACGTCAGGATAGAATACCAGACCGACCAGGACAGCCACAATCAGTGCCTCGTACTGCTCCTTGGTCAGACCGAGGGGATACTTCTTTTCCACCGACGGGGCGGGAGCCGGAGCGGGTGCCGGAGGAGGGGTGGCGGGAGGCTGAGGTGCCTGCTGAGCCATGAGCATCTCGTGGGGAGCCACGGACGCCTGAGGTGGAATCACGGTGTGCATATCTGCCGACATAGGATTGTTCATGGGCTCCTCATATTCGAGATCCGAGATGGGAGTGGAAAAAGCCATGCTGCTCATCTGCATCGGTTTATCTTGCTGTTGAGTGTCATTATTTTTTCGCTCCAAAGCCATTCTTTGTGCCTCGTATCCAGTGTCCCTTTCGGTCTGAGATCCAGGCTTCGGAACATTTAGACCCGTTCCGGCACCATTATCGGGGACGCTTGGACTGTAGGTCAGAGGTGTTCCACCCCCTCCCCCGGAATTCAAATCGTACATTTCCATTTCTATTAATGAAAAACAATCATTTGAGCCTGCACTGACGCATCTTTTCCAGGGCGCGTTGCTTCTGCCACCTAACCTGCGTTTCGGTGATGTTCATAGCCTTTGCCACCTGTGAGTCATTCATGTTGTGTATGTAAAGACAAGCGATGACCGCCCTCTGTCCATGGTTCAAACAAGACATGATATCTTCTACCTCGTTTAGTGATTCCGATTCTGGTTCGGGATTGTATACCTCAGCCACCGGCAGATAGTCCATAGCCTTCCTGGTCTTCTGAACATATCTCGACATGTATGACTTTATCCACGGATAGGCGTAGGTTGAAAGCTTGACTCCCCTAGCCGGGTCATACTTCACAATTGCCCTGTGCAGTCCCAACGTCCCCTCCTGAACAAGATCCTTCCTAGAAATACCTGGTCGCTGGTATCTGTAGGAAAGCTTATGAACCAACCCAAGATTCTGGTGCATGATCTCAGTTGTGGTCTTCATGTTTTCTAATGGGTGCCCTTTTTCTTTAAACGAAGATCGCTCGAGTGACCACACCCGCGCTTGCGACAGTTCGTAGCCTTGGGTGGGAGGCGGGCATAGCACCTACGACACACCTTCTTATCGCAGTTATACTTCCTCGCCAAAAGTATCAGCGAAGGTTCGATCATCCCACCGCGCAGACGAAGCACCAAGTGGAGCGTCGAGTCCTTCTGGACATTGTAATCGGACAGGGTCCTCCCGTCCTCCAACTGCTTCCCCGCGAAGATCAACCGCTGCTGATCTGGTGGAATGCCCTCCTTGTCTTGAATCTTTGCCTTCACGTTCTCAATGGAATCCGAAGAATCCACCTCTAGCGTAATAGTTTTGCCTGTCAATGTCTTCACAAATAAATTCATATGTTTCTTCCTTACTACTATTCAATTAAATAAATAATCTAATTTACTAATAATGAAGACTTGTTTTATTTGTAAATTGGATCATCCAGAGGAAAATTATCACAAAAATAAGAGAAATTCAGATGGTTTGTGTTATTACTGTAAAGATTGTAGATCTACAATGAGAAAACAAAAGACTTATGAGAGAACAACCGAAAACACGAGGTGTAATATGTGTAAGGAATTGAAACCTCCTGAACATTTTCATTCAGACAAGTCTAGTACAAACGGATTACAAGGATATTGTAAAGAATGCACAAATATAAGAATGCAAAACTATTACGATAAAGGAGGTCTACGAGTATTTATGGTGAAAATTTTTAGATATCTTAGACAAAATGCAGAGAGCAGAAACATACCCGTTGAAATCGATCTTCAATATTTACTCAATTTATATGAAAAACAAAAAGGTTTATGCGCTTTGTCTGGTATAAAAATGGATTTCAAGTCATATAAATCTCGTGATAAACATAGAACTGCATCCAAATACAACATTTCACCTGACAGAATTGATCCGTCAAAAGGATATGTCCCTGGGAACGTTCAACTTGTTTGTGCTGTAGTAAATGCTATGAAATGGGATTACAGTCAAGATGATTTCATTGAAATGTGCAAAATTATTACCTCCCGTAATTCCAAATGATTGGCATCGTTGCTTTAACTACCTTTTTGGTATTCTTCATTGAAGGGCTTGTTCATTACAACATTGGTAAGAACAAGTTGACCAAGTTGCAGTTTCCACAGGGTCGGGAGATCTTCCAGTGGATCTTCACGCTGACCTTCTTCAGCCTGTTGAACGGCGTCCTGGCATCCTACGCCGAGGAGGTTGTGTAACGTGAACTTCGCATAAGTTTCCATAGTATGATGACCAATATGGTGATGGTAATCATATGAATGATTGCTGTACAAGTTAAATAGTAGGTCAGATGTAACCTAAGTGGTTTCCACAGACGCGTGTGTATGTCTGGGTGACTGAAAATCATTTCTAGTGCTTGAGTAGTTAAATCCTGTTCCTCTTCCTTGCTCATGGACAAGTTTCTTAAAACCAAAAAAGATAATATCTTTGACAAATGCGAGCCAGGCAAACTATTTCTAGTCAAGGGCTGGTCTACGGCACAAATATGTAAGACGATTGGTGCGTCGGCGGTCTATGTGGGGACCGACACCCTGCGTTCCCAGAATGTCACCCAAAACTTTTTCGGGTTCATCGGTTTCAGCAAGGCCGACATTGTCACGGACGATTCATCCATGATCAAAAATGAGTTGCCCGGTTGGAGATGGATCCAGCAGAATCGCATCAAGATTCACTCCCGAATCTTTATACCTTGTGAAAACAACTTGGACACCATTCAAATTCAAGACAAAACATTGGAACCGGAAAATAACAAAGAGGTTGTGGAAACACTCCACCAGAGAGACCTGTTCAAAACCACCAAGGAAATCATGGACGATGTTCTAACCACCAATGGAAATTTCAAGGTGAATGACTATATTGGAATGCATATGGATGAACCTGGAAATCGCATGGGCATCGTCCAGGAAAATTACATCCAAGCCAAAGGAATCACCATGGAAGAAGCGTCCGTGATCGCAGACCATCTCGTCGATGCAGATTATTGGGATAACATGATGTATTCAAGTATGTATAATGAACAAATACACGAACAATTTGTATTATCGGCGGTGATAAATCCATGTGCCATCATTCAAAATCGCATCCCAGTAAACAAGATGGCTGCAGCCAGAGTGTGGACCAAGGACTTCAATATGCGTCTCAAGAAATCATTGGAAAAACATTGGGTTCGTTCGGATCCAGATACTATGCAAGTCCTGCGTTGTAAGCCAGAACTCA